AGGCAGTAACTAATTAAATACCCCTAATTAGCCTTTAAAGGCCCATTAGAGACACGATACCCCCCAACCTAAGGTAATCCCTTGGGAAGGGGGGTCTTTTGTCGTTTTATCATGCCCAATAAGTGTAGTAGGCGTATGAAGTCGAACACGCTTCCTACAGAGATATATCATCCCACATACCTAGGGTCTATAGGCCAGTACATACCCTTGACTTCGAGACGAATCCTATATATAATAATATATATTATATATACAACTAAATATTCTTAGCCCGAGCGTTGAGTACTCTCCTGTCCTCCGTATCGGGCTAAGATACCTATTGACAGGAGATGTAAATGATTCAATTACAGGGGTATGAACTACCTCCACATATTTCGTACTCAGCCTTTACAACTTATCTGACCTGCGGTTATCAGTATTACCTAGGTAGATTACTTCAGATGCCCGAAGAGCCAAGCATTTGGTCAGCCGGTGGCAGGGCATTTCACGCAGCGACAGAAGAGTGGGACTTAGCAAATGACTAATGAACTCTGGACAAAAGCCTGGGCAAAAGAAACCAAAGACTTAGACCTGACTACAGCCCGCGTTGCGGGCAGGGTAACCAAGGCTAATCCAAATAAGGAAGATGCTACTTGGTGGAATGAGCAGGGTCCACTATGGGTAGAACAATACATCCAATGGCGTAAGGCTAACAAGAATTGGAAACTATGGAAGACCCCACAAGGGGCTAAGGCAATCGAACTAGAACTCAATCCCATCATTGCAGACGTGCCTGTGAAGATGGTGATTGACCGTGTCTTTGAGGTTGATGGCGAACTGGTTATCGTCGACCTTAAGACATCATCGCGTAGACCAAACTCTGACCTACAACTTGGCTTCTATAAAGTCGGGCTAGAGAAGATGCTTGGCGTCACAGTCAATCAAGGAAACTACTGGATGTCCCGCGATGCGGGGACAGGAGAGATGATTGACCTAAGTAGATATACCCTAGATATGCTGGAGTATCTTGTGTCAGGCTTTGATAAAGCAAGGCAGGCTGGTATATTTCTCCCTAACCTATCCAGTTGCAGTTACTGTGGACTCACAGAGCACTGCACATTTACGAAAGAGAATAAATGAATAACGACGAATGGAAACTACAAGTTTCCTACAAAACTCCTAGCGGAGATATGATTAACGTTCGAGCAAATACTGCTGATGAACTCAGCGTATTGCTTGAAGGTATTGGTGATTACTCGCCACAGATAGCAGCAGTCCAGAAACTGTTGACGGGAGCGTACAACGTAGCCCCTTTATCAACGCCGAGTTCCACGCCAAGCATAAAGCCACCAGTCTCCTCAGTTCCAGACCAGGCAAAGGCAGCGTCCCCTACCTGTATTCACGGACCTCGGGTATACCGAAGTGGCATAAGTAAGAAGACAGGACAACCATACGCGTTCTGGTCTTGCCCTCAACCACAGGGTGCAGACCAGTGCAAACCAGTCAACTAACTACTGACTGACACGTCACGGAACCACCTGCCGAAGGGGAAGCGGTGGGTGGTTCTAAACTTAAGACAGGAGCAAGATGAAGACACTAACCCGAAGCATCGGCAGAGCCGATATTGGTGGTGAGCCATTGCCACATATCTTCAAATCATTTGAATCAAACAAAATAGTTTTTCGTAGAGCAGAAGTATCTATGCTTGCAGGAACTCCAGGTGTAGGTAAGTCAACACTAGCCTTGGCATTAGCACTTAAGATGAAAGTTCCAACGCTCTACATCTCAGCAGATACCAACGCACATACTATGGCTATGCGCCTAGCATCTATGATTTCAGGTAAGAATCAGACCGATGTAGAACATTTGTTGCAAAACGATTTAGGCTGGACTCGAGCCACCCTTGCTAAGGGGAGTCATATCGTATGGTCATTTGAGTCCAGCCCAAGCCTTACTGACATCGACGAAGAGGTGCAAGCCTTTGAAGAACTATGGGGTTGCCCGCCTGTTGCTATCTTTGTTGACAACTTGATGGACATAGCAACCGATGGGGGCGAAGAGTTCGCCTCAATGAGAGCGATTATGAAGGAGTTGAAGTTCCTTGCTAGAGCGACTAATACTGCGGTTATCGTTTTACATCATACGTCGGAGGCTGTCGAAGGAAAACCCTGTCAGCCTAGGTCTGCACTCCAGGGAAAGGTTGCTCAACTCCCTGCGCTTATCTGTACTCTCGGAGTCGTCGGAACTGCTATGGCAGTTGCGCCAGTCAAGAATCGGTATGGTAGAGCGGATGCTAACGCGAACCTCAATGCGTGGCTAGCATTCAACCCTGAGTTTATGTACATAGAAGACATCCCCGAGTCAGCATAGGAGAATAATGGACGACGACTATTTAGAGATTCACGCCAAAGAGATGGCGCAATCTGAATACTTAAGACATCTAAGTAAGTGCATCAGAAAGATTGATGAAGCCAAGGTACCAGTCAAGGATGAGTACACCCAAGGAATACACGATGGTCTCGACTGGGCTATCCGTATACTAGAGAAGGATAAAAGTGCGTACTAGGTCAGCAAGTTTTGAGTTCAGCAAGTTTACAATCTTGGTTGGGTTTATCCCAAAGAGATTTGCTATTGGTTTCTCCATCGACAAATGGGCACTTGATTTAGACCTAGCATTCTTTTGGTTCTCAATCGTAAGAAACTAAATGGCTAATCCCAACGGGCGCAAGGGCGCACAGTTTGAGACCGACGTTATGCGTTGGCTCCGTGAGAACGAGGCTGTCGCTGAACGCCTAACCAAAGCCGGTGCCAAAGACGAAGGTGACCTCTATGTATTCTTACAGGGTAAGACATACATTATGGAACTTAAGAACAGAAAGAAGTTAGACCTTCCTGAGTTTTGGGATGAGGCTAAGATAGAAGCAATCAACTATGCAAAAGCGCGTGGCTTACCGCAGATTCCACCGGCATTTGTTATAGTCAAGAGACGTAATCACGGAGTGGAGAAATCGTGGGTTATTCAGGACTTAAGTCAATGGCTCGCAGAGAGGCAATGAATGGAGACTTACCGAGTATCGCAGACGTACTCCGTCACTATGGAGCGAACTTACGAAGCACGCACGGGCAAGTTAATCTTAGATGTCCGTTCCATTCGGACACTCATCAGAGTGGGACAGCCAACCTCGACAAGAACATCTTCATCTGTTTCGCCTGTGGCGTGCAGGGAAACAGCCTACAAATAATCGCAAGACAGGAGAATGTGAAAATCAATGAAGCAAAGCGCATCGCAGAAAGAATTACTGGGGAAAGCAACGGAGAAATACAGCGCAAGTATTCATCTGGCGGAAGATTACCTAAGAAGCAGGGGAATTCCAATAGAGGTAGCACGGCTGGCTCGATTAGGCGTAGTCGCGGAACCTGAAGTAGGACACGAACAATATCAAGGAAGGCTGAGTATCCCTTATGTTACCAAGACAGGTGTGGTTGACCTTAGATTTCGTTCTCTCAATCCCGCAGTTGAGCCGAAATATATGGGACTCACTGGGGCTGACACAAAAATGTACAACGTTCTTGATGTTGAGCGGGCTGGCGATTTCATTGGTGTATGTGAAGGTGAGTTGGATACTCTTACTATGTCTGCCTGTGTTGGCATCCCTTGTGTTGGTGTTCCAGGGGCTAATAGTTGGAAGAAACATTACACGAGACTCCTCGCAGATTTCGAGAGAGTCTTTGTCTTTGCCGACGGCGACCAACCAGGAAAAGAGTTTGCCTCATCACTTGCCAGAGAACTGCCGGTTACTGTCGTCGGGTTCCCCGACGGAGAAGATGTTAACTCGTTCTATATTGAGCACGGCGCGGAAGCAATCAGAGCAAAGGTCTTATAGTGGATGAGGAACTTGGTAAATACTGCGATGATTGTGGTGAATCCTTTGACAATGCCTTTGAATATGTCGACCATTTCTTAGAGCACGACGAAGAGTTCGACCCTGCAATAGTTCTACCTAATGGCATTAAACTAATGGTCGGTTCATTGTTGAGATTCATTTATGAATGGGCATATGAGCCGGAGCAAATCAGACAAATAACTCAATCTACTTATGTTACACTATTTGCTGCTGAGACAGATTTCCCTGGTCTTGAGGAGATGATAGAAGACGTGGTAGTTGAGAATGAGATGTTGAGATTCGATGACTCATTGAACAAACTACTTAACGAAAAGGGAAACGATGACAACGAGAGCAGAGCGTGAAGAAATATGGCAGATTACAACCCATCTAGAAAATCTGGGTTACAAGATTACGTCGCTAAAGTCTCAGAGCGGGACGCTTACGGTCATCCTCACAATCCCTCTGCTTTCATCCAAAACGTAGAGGATACATTTAATGAACTCCAAGAATTACTCATCAAAAAACATCTTGATTACGGTCCGAAGAATATTTCTGAATCGCCAGGTGGACCTATCAATGGACTGCGAGTACGTATGCACGACAAGTTGGCAAGGATTAACAACCTCGTCGACAAGCAAGTGTCTAACCCACAGTACGAATCACTCGAAGACTCGTTCAAAGATATGGCGAACTACGCAATCATAGGTCTTCTAGTCTTAAGAAATAAGTGGGACAAGTGATAGTCAACTTAAGTAAGGATGAAGTCAGAGTCTGTACTCTGCTCGCAGTTGAACGTTGGCTTACCAAGTTTGGCTCAACCGATAGACCTAACTACGCAGAAGGTAAGAGGCTCGGCAAGTTGGAGCCTGAGATAAACGCTAACATCAGAGCAAACGTGGCTGAGTGGGCGGTGGCTAGGTTGTATAACCAACAATGGTCTGTACCTTGGTATCCCAATGAACTACACGTAATGCGTAAAGATATTCCTGATGTAGGTAATAACCTAGAGATTAGAACTGTCCGTACCCAAGACTCGATTCCATTTTGGAAGAAGGACGCGGGCAAGATAATAGTAGGCGTTAAGGTTTTGGATGAAGAGTATTACTCTCAAGTAGAGGTTTACGGTTCATTCAAGGCTGATGATTATATGGATGACATCTACTATCGAGCAGACATAGGTGGGTGGCGAGTGCCCATCGACCAGATAAAGGATTAATTAATGAACGAACAACAACTCTTTGATTGGCTAAAGACCAATCACTACCCCGACCTTGCCAGGTCAGAGTCAGAGTTCGACGGCTTCGATTGCATCTCCAATGATAAGAAACTATTTATAGAACTTAAGTCACGAAAGACTCATTACGATGAACTGTTAATCGAGAAGTATAAGTATGACTTCTTGATGACCGAGGCTGGCAAGTTATCTTACAAGCCTTGCTATGTTAACTACACCCCGCAAGGGGTATATTTTTTTGACTTAGAATCTATGCTTAAGTCAGAATATAATATGAAGTGGCAGGACAAGTGGTTGCCTGTGACTACTGAGTTTGCTAATACCAATAACCGAGTCAAGAAAGTTGGGATGCTGGATATACAATGGGCGGTGAAACTAGTATGAACTGGGATGAGATTAAGAAGTGGGATTATGTAGTTGATACCGTAGCCCTAGAATATTCTCGTAAGTTTGAGATGGTTGAGATTGAAGACTTAAGACAAGCATTGTGGATGTGGTTCTCTGAGCACCCCAACAAGACCAAAGAATGGGAAGAACTCGGTGAGAAGGATGCTAAGAATCTAATCTATCGTAGCCTTAGGAATCAGGCTTTAGATTATTGTCAGAAGTGGAAGGCAAAGACGATTGGCTATGATGTCTCTGACCTTTACTACTATGCCCCTGAAGTGGTCGAGGCTCTGTTGCCCTCTGTCTTAAGAAGTGAATACAACAATTCACATAAGTTAAACCTCGGTAGGGTAGGTCGCCCGTCGGCTCCGAGTGAGGGCGGTAATGTGGTTGCTATGATGATAGAGATTGACTATGCCTACTGGAAACTAGGTAAGGAAGATAGAAAGATTTTGTTTATGAGACACGCAGAGTCTATGGACTTCAAGGAGATGGCTAACTTCTTAAGTCTTGGAACCGAGGACGCCGCTCGGATGCGGCACAAACGCAGTCTCAATCGGTTAATAAGAAAGTTGGGTGGCTTCAAGCCATTCCCCGATGTTGATTCTCCTGATAAAGAGGAAGAACCTAACGAGGACTAGCGGTTGTCTGTCTTATAGAAACCTGAGCCCTTAAACTGTACGGCTGGAGCAGACCAGACTCGGCTCATATTCCTGCCACATTGGACGCACTCTGGACCACATTCGTAATGCTCCGCCGTTTCAATATAAGACTTACATTCATCACATCTGTATTCGTATCTTGGCATAGTTAATCTATCTCTGTCGGGGCGGTAGCAATAGCACCGCACTGTTTACATTCTTGTCTTAAGTCATACCAACCAACTGCTCTAGTCTCTTCATCCCACATTACTGTCACATTCCACATCTTAGACCCACATACGCAGACCATAGTGGGCTCTCCGGTTAGGTCTATCATCAGTAGTAGTTATGTCTTAAGTGAAACTTCATTGCTCGGCAGGGGGTTTCGTAGCGGTGCTGG